ACGTGGACCAAGTCATGCCGCTGGACCCGGCCAAGGTGAAGTCCGCAGTGTTGGCGGCTACGTCCCCAGAGGACTTGGCGGATAAGCTTTTCGCGTTGGTGGGTGAGGACGTCAGTGAGCCGGAGTTCCGGGAGACCCTTGAACGGGCCTTGTACGCGGCGGACGTGCTAGGGTACGTGAGCGCTGAGGGGTAGGTGTATGTGGCAAGACATGGGCATCTATTGGGCGTGGCGAGGCGCTAGTGCGCCCGCATGCGACCCTCCCCACGCTAAGCACTTGGAGTACGAGGTATTCCCCGGGATGAGCGTTTGCTGCGCTGTAGTAGAGAACGGCACACGCCGCGAGGTGTTTGCAGCTGAAAGATTGCGCCACCGGGGCGTGGAACGCCGAGCAGAGAAGGCTCCGGAGAGCAATTTAAGCGTTACGGCGCAAGGGTAGGGCTGGCTTATGAGCGGTTTTAGCTTCCTAGAAGCAATAGCATACGCGGAAAAGCGCGGTATTGTCCTGCCCGAGGAGTACTATGGCAAGCTGGCAGGGCTTCAACGTCAGCAAGCTGTCAGTATAGCTGGGCTGGGCACGGTGGAGCAGATCAAGTTCGTGATTGATAAGCTCAATGAAACGCTCAAGGGCGGTGGCACGTTCAAGGAGTTTCAGGACGCGGTCAAGGCGGGCAGCCTGAATATAGACCTGCCAAAACACCGCCTTGACAACATATTCCGCACGAATATGCAAGTGGCGTACAACCGGGGGCGCTGGGAGCAGCAAACCCGAGTGAGCGGGTCGCGCCCGTACTTGATGTACTCCGCTATCAACGACACGCGAGTACGCCCGACGCACTTAGCGTGGGACAACTTGGTGTTGCCGCGTGGCGACCCCTTCTGGACCACCCACTACCCGCCCAACGGCTACCGTTGCCGGTGCACGGCTATCAGCTTAAGTAAGGCGCAGGCCGAGCGCCGGGGCATCAGCAAAACTTCCCCAGCGGGCGACCCTGACAAGGGCTGGGACTACAACCCCGGCGCGGACTACGCGCCCGCAGTCACTAAGCTGGTTGATAAAAAGCTGGACAAGCTCCCACCCGCCATGAAGGCCGGGGCCGACAAGCTCAAGGGCAACATAGCGGAGAAAAAGGTGGAAGTGGCCGAGCCTCCCACGCACTTGAAAGTGATTAAGCGGCTTGAGGCGGAGATTAAAGCGACCGAGGCGGCAGAGGAGGCTGCGCACAAGGAGTACCGCGCTCTGGAGGATAAGGCTTGGTCCACGGGCAGGGTAGCCGACAAGCTCGCGTTGGCAGCGGCGGGGCAGAAGCGTATACGGGAAATAGACCGCGCCACCCGCAGGTTGCTGGAGGCTCTGTTCACAGACAAGTCTACGTGGGGTGAGGTAGGCAGCGTGATCAACCTCGCCGGCATAAAGTCTGGCCGCCTACGCGACAAAGTGTTGGAAGCCGAGGAGTTTGTACGCAAGTTAGTGCGCGCCGAAGTACGTCCCAACGGGTTGGGCTTGACCGAGCTCCCCAGAGGAGGCCGCGCCTACGCTAGCGGGCGGTCCATATTCGTCAACGAGGACACCTCAGTCAGCGTGATAGTGCATGAGATAGTTCATCACTTGGAGTTTAACCATCCGGACGTACTCAAGAAGACGGTAGCCTTCCTCAACCGACGGGCCGGCAAAGGCGTACCCCTCAAGCGTCTATCGGAAATCAGTAAAAACCGAGGCTACAAGTCTGACGAGCTGGCTTGGGAGGACGAGTTTGCTAAGCGCGGCGGTAGTCCCTACACGGGCAAGTTCTATCAGAACAAGGCCACAGAGATTTTGACTATGGGTATTGAGCGTATGATGCGCGACCCCCTGGACTTTTACAAAAAGGACCCAGAGTACTTCAACTTCTTACTGGAGATATTCCATGGCTGACCTTTTCAAGTTCCAAGTAGTGGGGTACGAATACACGCTAGCCAAAGACGAAGATTCAGACGCGTACCTAGTGTCGGACGGCAGCCCAGAAGGTGACGACCTCTTGGCCATTGCCCAGCTGAAGGTAGAGACCGCGCTGAAAGAGGTCAATCGTGACTACCACTTCACGCCCCTACATACGTGGGCAGCGGTGGGTAAGCTTCTGGGTGCGTCTGGCGTAGCCCCCCCAGTAGACCCGGTGAGCGAAGACAACGTCGTTTACTGACTCACTTTACTTTATTCTTAAACGCGCGTATAAGCGCCCGCAAATTCAGGAGTTGCCAGTGACAGCCAAGTACGACTTAATAATATTAGCCGGGGAGGGCATAGACCCTACCACGCTCAGTTTTCGCTGGAAAGATAACAGTGGAGCAGTAGTCGACTTGACTGGGTGGGCCGGTCGTTCGCAAATACGGAGCGACTGGGCTGACGGACCCCCGCTAGCAGATTGGTCTACTGCCAACAGCAAAATGATTTTAGGCGGGGCTTCAGGTACTATTTCGTTCAATGTATCTGCTTCAGAAACGTCCGCGCTGTGGTCACCTAACTTAAAAAAGAGCCCTCTCAAATACGTCGGTAGAGAAACTCGCGTGCTAGGGTTCTGGGATATAGAGCTAACTCCACCTAATTCTGCGGTGCGCAGATTCGTCCAAGGTGACGTTTGGATAGTGCCGGAGGCAACAAGATGAACGAAGGGGTCGTTGAGGTTTTCTCAGCCCCAGACGTTGTAGAAGTTCTGCTGGCTAGCGCGGGCGCGGACATTGTAGAGGTGTCTAGCGGAAGCGCGGAAGTAGTAGAGGTTGGCAATGCAAATTTTACGGGCGTATCGACAGGAGAAACCATGGCCAGTAACGGGTGGGGGTCCGCTGTAGGTGTAGTGGCGGGAGAGACGGCTACGCTGACAGAGCTGCTCAGTAGTCCGGAAGGTTACAGAATTAAGGGGTTTACAGCGAACGGCACAGGCGACGGCTACTTTTTTGTGCAGATTAACTCTATGACGATTTTGTCAGGACGTATTCGGTCCACTGCCCCTGTGTACTTAATTACTTTACCGAACGGTGTGTTGGTGACGCCCGCGTCTAGAGTGTCGCTAAAAGTCACTAACGAATCAGGGTCCACGGCTGATTTTGAAGCCACTTTATTAGGAGCGTAGGCATGGCGGATGTAGTACCTAACTACAATCTCGAAATCATGGGGTTGGAGCTGGAGCGGGATCAGCTTGTATTGAACACGAAGAGTCAGCGCTACCGCATTGCGCAGGCCCACGACGAAATTGCAAGAATTACTGTCAATATCAATGCGACAGAAACAGCAATAACAGTAATCGAAACTAAACTCAAATCGCTTAAAGGATAAGTATGGCAGACGTATTCGCACCACAACCCGTAAAAACCAAGACAGCAGGTGACGTTGTTGTCAACATTAACGCCGGTCAAGCCGTAGGGCTAAACGCGGGTGCCGCTGTAGTCGGTAAATTCGGCATTGACCAGACCACTCCGGGCACTACTAACGCGGTGGCTATTACTGCAGGCTCCGCTGTCATCGGTAAGGTGGCTATTGACCAGACCACTCCGGGCACTACTAACGCGGTGGCGCTCACCGGGTCTCTACCTGCAGGCTCCGCTGTCATCGGTAAGGTGGCTATTGACCAGACCACTCCGGGCACTACTAACGCGGTGGCGCTCACCGGGTCTCTACCTGCAGGCTCCGCTGTCATTGGCGCGCTCACCGCTAACCAGTCAGTTAACGTCGCGCAGCTGGCAGGCAACGCGGTAGCGGTCGGGGCGGGGGCAGCTAATACCGGCACGCAGCGTGTTGTCATCGCTACAGATCAAGGCGCTCTCCCTGTGTCCCAAGGCTTGAGCTTCACCACTGGCGACTCTGGGCATCTCACGAGTGCATCGTTGGCAGCGGGTGCAACGATTACGCTGGATGGCCCACAGATTGCATCGGGTACGGCAAAGTTGTTCGAGGCCACCGTATCTTCGTCTGTCGCGTTAAAAGCTCAGTTAGGCACGTGGGACGGCTCAGCATTCGTTGTTAAAAGAACGTTCTTTATCCCTGCTAACACGACGTTGTTGTACGAGCCTTCGCGTTACGACTCGATCACGATGGCTACAGGCGCGACAGCTAAGTTCCGTTGGTCTATTACCAACAACGACAATACTAACGCTGCCGACGTTTACGCGTCTATCACGCAGGCAATCTAATGGCTGACGTAAGAGAACTAAGCGCAGACCCGGCCATTAAGCCGGGCAGCACGCCCGCAGCAGCGGGAGATCAAGCGATGGTGGTAGCGCTATCGCCTAACAGCCCGGTGGCGCTGCCTGCGATCACTAAAGGTACTCAAGGAACTACCGGCGTCACGACCCAAAACCTAAAAGACGCGGGCCGTGTAAACATAGCTATTACAAGCTACCAAGCGGCGGGGATTATCACGACAGAGGCGTTGTTCGCTGCAACTGCGTTCTCGCGGTCGGCAGATGGCGCGACAGCGACCACAGGCCAACAGTTCACGGTCACGGCGGGCAAGCGGTTCAGAATCCAATCAATCGAGTGCAGCATTAAGAACACCGCTGCGGCGGCGGGCACGTCCAAGCTAGCTCTTCGCTACTTAGGCGCGGGCGGCACAATAGCTAGTAACAGCCCGATTTTAGCAATCTGGGACATCGGCTCGAACAACGCGACAGCCAACAACTACATCGGCCCGACTTACCTGTCAGTACCGGACGGCATTGAGTTGTTGGGTTCTAGCACATTCGGTTTCACAAATTTGTCCAGTGCAGCGACTATGCTGCACACGATCACGATCACTGGGTTCGAATACTAGTTATTTTTACTTTACTTTCTCTTCAAATGCGCGTATAAGCGCCCGCAACTAGCGACCCTACACACACACACATAAAGGAACCCGGCATGGGGGCAAAAAAGTTAACCGCAGAAAACAGCCAGTTTAGTTGGTTAGCGCCGACTCAATTCAGCAACCCCGGCGAGGGTTCAGCTAAGACCCGCAAGTTCACTGGCGTAGCTTACAGCGGTGGGGTGATCTGGAATCACTACTACTGGGGCGACGTGGTATTTGAGCTCAGCTCAATCTCCCTCGGCGAGCAAAAGCTGCCCGCCTTGGTGGAGCATCACCGCCTTATGCGCTGCGGCTACAGCACCGCCCTTCAAGCCGACAACGCCACAGGCCTTACTATTGAAGGCGTACTACTCTCAAACGAGGACGGCGCCAAGGTAGCCAAGGACAGCGACGAGGGTTTCCCTTGGCAGATGAGCGTACACATTACGCCTTCTGTGGTGATGGAAGTCATGGCGGGCACTTCTGTTGAAGTCAACGGCAAGCTGCTCCAAGGCCCCCTCACCGTATTCAAAAATTCGAAGATCATCGAGGTCAGCTTCACCGCTACTGGATGGGACTCGGACACTTCAGCCACTGCCATGAACCGTAGCGGCACTAAACCACCCACTCTTTCAGGAGATCCACCTATGACACCCGAAGAAAAAGCGGCGCAGGACAAGTTGGCTGCGGACAATGCCGCCCTTATCGCGCAACTGGCTCAGTTCAGCAAGGCCAACCGTGAAGCCAACATCAAGCTGCTCTTTGCAGACACTGGCCGCGAGTACAAAGCTGAGGACGCTGACGTGGTAGAGCTCGCCGCCATGGACGACGCTGCGTTCAACGCCACCGCCAAGTTCAGCCGCGCTCAGTACGCTAAGGCTCCCAAGCCAGAGCAAAAACCTGACCTGCCAGCCGGTATGTTCAGTCACCAGGCTACCGGGGGCCGTACCGCAGAAGGCGGCACCGCCACCCCACAGCGCCCCGGTCTGGTGGCCACGGCTAAGGCTCGTGCTGCGGAGTTTTCTCGCACGCACCCGACGCAGCACTAAGCCGCGCCTCAACAACTTACTCTCACAAGCACGAAAGGTAACTCACCATGTTCTCAGCAGAAAAAGCAGAACCAAAGCGCACTAGCGATTGGTTGCTGGATGAGGAAGATGAAATCGGCCGCTACAGCCGCGAAATCATCTCTTTGGCTCCTAACCAAGGCGTTGTCAAGACCGGCACGCCCCTGTCTGTCGGCGCCGGCGCAGGTTCCGTTGTTTATGACAACGCAACCGCCGGCGCTACCGTTGTCAACGGTATCCTGGTGGACACTACGGACACCGGCACGGGCAGCGCAGTAAAAGCGGTGGCCATTGTACGCCACGCCATTGTCGTCAAGTCGGGGCTTACTTGGGGCGCTCTGGGCAACACAGCAAAGGACTCCGCCATGGCAGACTTGCTGGCGCTCGGCGTTGTCGAACGTCGCGCGGCGTAACCCTTCAGGGTTCCGCACCAAAACAATTTAACAACACACTCTGAAGGAATTACAGCAATGTTACTCGACCCATTCAAGGACGGTTACTCAATGGTTGAGATGACCCAGTCCATCAACATCCTGCCCAACATGTACGGCCGGACCAATGAACTCGGTTTGTTCAAGTTCAAAGGTCTGACCAACGCGGCGGCCATGATTGAGATGCGCGACGGCGTGCTCACGTTGGTGCCCACCACTCCCTGGGGCGGTCCCGCGCCTAAGAACGTCTCCGGCAAGCGCCGCGTCAAGACTTTCACCGTACCGCACATGCCCCTTGAGGACAGCGTTGCGGCGGCTGACGTCATCGGAGTCCGTGCGTTCGGTACTGACAGCGTTCTGGAAACCATTGACGGCAAAGTGACCGACAAACTCCAGGAAATGAAGAACAAGTTCGACATCACCATGGAATGGCGACGTATGGGCGCGCTCAAGGGCATCGTCCTGGACGCTGACGGCACTACGGTCATTGAGAACTACTTTGACGCCTTCGGTGTGACGCAGAAAGTCATCGACTTTGCGCTTGACGTGGACGCTACCGACGTACGCGGCAAGACTCTGGACGTGGCGCGCTGGATTGAGGACCACTTGCTGGGCGAAATCATGCAGCGCGTACATGTTCTGGCTTCGCCGGAATACTACGACTTGTTTGTCAAGCACCCTAACGTTGAAAAGGCGTTTGCCGGCTACTCGGAGGCTGCTCAGCGTCTGGGTGGAGATATGCGCAAGGGCTTCACTTTCGGCGCCATCACAATCGAAGAGTATCGCGGTCAAGTTGGCGCCACGCGCTTCATTGATGCCGGCGAGGCTATCGCTTTCCCAGTGGGCACGCAGGACACCTTCACCAACTACGGCGCTCCAGCTGACTTTGCAGAAACCGTCAACACCACAGCGGTGCAGTTCTACGCCCGCCAACAGAACAAGGACTTTAATCGCGGTGTGGACATCCACGCTCAGACCAACGTCCTGCCGTTGTGCTCGCGCCCAGCGGTTCTGGTTAAGCTGACGGCGTAGTAAGGGGCTAAGCATGGCATACGCAGTCCGAGCAGATTTAGTTGACCGCTACAGCGAGGCCGAAATTACAGCCTTGGAGACAGTCGGCTTAGATTACGCAGAGTCTGCGGTGTCCGCGGCTGCCCTAGCGGACGCAGAGGAGGAAATCAACAGCTTGGTGGCGGTGCGGTACGCCCTGCCGCTACCGTCTGTCCCTTCCCCCTTAAAGTCCGCCGTTTGCGACGTAGCGCGGTTCAAGTTGTACAAGGACCAAGCCACGGACGAAGTCAAGTACCGTTACGAGCGCGCCATGAAGTGGGCGGTGATGGTAAGTAAGGGGGAGGCCCTTCTGGTATTCGACCCCGCGTTTACTACCCCAGAGCAGGTGGCCGCTATTGCGGACCCACTAGGCCCTGTGGCTGCGGCGTTTGCGGGCGGGGTGTTCAACGATGATCACCTGGACAAAATGGTAGACTTTAACCGAGTATCCTCCGGTCTGGGCCTGGGACGTGGGTGGCGCGGATGAGCTTAGGTGTACGCGCTACCGTTACCGACAACGGAGTTTTGAACGCTCTGGCAGCGCTTGCGCTGAACTCAGGCGACAAAGCTGCGTTGCTGGATGAGCTCGGCATTAACTTGGAGGAGAACAACCGGCTGCGATTCGTTGACCAAGAGGACCCGGACGGCAACCCTTGGGCGCCTAGCCAGCGGGCTATTAAGCAGAACGGTCAAACCCTGCGGGATACCGGGGCGCTTATGAGCTCTCTGACGCACCGAGTGGGTGCGGATTACGTGGAGGTGGGTACTGACACACGGTACGCGCCGTATCTTCACGACGGCACCGAGAATATGGTAGCGCGCCCCATAGTGGGCTTTAGTACAGATGACAACGCAATGGTTTTGGAAGTCGTGACGGACTTCCTTCTCCGCTCTATGAAAGGCTCGGCATGAGCTCGGAAATAGTAGATTATTTCGCGACGGAGGCCCTGCTAATAGCTAAGCTACAAGCCGACATACCCGAGCTCAAGGCCGTGTACACGCCTTCTGACATGGCCACGGTGAAGGAGTCCTCCCTGAACACGCCCTGCGCGCACTTGCTATACCGGGGCGACCGCGTCGAGCGGGACCAAGTAGGGCGTGGAGAACGCGCCACCGTATTTCAGCAGTGGGTGGTAGTGCTAGCCGCGCGCCACCCGGCTTCCCAGTTAAGCGACACCACCAAGGTTCGGTCCGTGGTGGGTCCGCTAGTTCCCAAACTCTTAAAGTCTCTCCAAGGTTACCAACCTGTGGACTGGATGGAGCCGCTACGACGGGCGGGCGGCAACCCCATAGCTGGGGCGTCGCCCACTTTCGCATACTTCCCCTTCCTGTTTGAAGGTCGGATTCACAACTAAGAAAGGTCATAGAAATCATGCAAAATTACTTCTCAGGACAAGGCAGACTCTACGTGAGCCCGATTGTGGCGGGTGTACCCGGCGCATTCCGGTGGTTCGGCAACACGCCGTCCTACAAAGTCCAGTTCTCAACTTCTAAAAAGCAGCACAAAGAAACCTCCACGGGCCAACGCCTTCTGGACAACACGCTGACTACGGAAAACAAGGCAAACGTAAGCGCCGAGTTGGAAGCGTTCAATGAGGAAAACTTGGCCCTGGCCGTACGCGGTGCGGCTACCGCTATCGCGTCCGGCACGGTCGCAACCGGCGCGCCGGATATTTGCCCAACCAGCACCCTTAAAGTGGGTGAGATGTGGCCACTGCGTCACCAAATGGTGTCCGCAGTAGTTATCAAGGACAGCACGTCAGGCACCCCGTTGACGGTGGATTCGGCTGACTACGTGGTGGACCCAACCTTCGGCACTGTGACGTTCGGCGACATCACCGGGTACGTTCAGCCGTTCGAGGCGACCTACACTCACGCAGCGGTCAAGTCCACGGGCTTTTTCACACAGCCGATCACTGAAGTCGCCCTGCGCTTTCAAGGTCTCAACACCGTCGCGGGCGACAACCGTCGCGTGTTGGTGGAAACCTACCGCGTTGCGCTGGACCCTACCAAGGAGCTGGGGCTTATCTCT